CGATAAAGCCCGTTACGACGCCCTTTTCCGGAGCATTGTTCCACCGGTGGAAAACTGGGCGCAGAGCCATGATTTTAAGCTCCGCATTGTCCAGAACGTCAAACTGTTCCGGAGTCAGCGAGAACGTCACGATCGGCTGAATATCCGACTTAAGACGGTAATCCGATGTGGTGGAATAGCTGGTCCCAGTCGCGGTAACTGAGATGCCGCCTACTGATGAATTCTCGCGGTAGAACTCCTGAACGGCGCCGTCAGTAGCAAGTCTGGACTGATAAAACGGGTTATACCCCGATGCGCGCCGCCACATGCGTCCGGTTGCGGGACGCATTGCAACGCCGGTTGTGCTCCCGCTTGCAGGGTCAATCGTTGCTGTAAGTCCTACAAGAAAATCGCCGTTAGTCGGCTCGAACCGGGCGCGCTCGACATTGTTTGCCTTAAATATAAGCGGGTGATCACTTACGGAACCGAGTCCGACGAAATTCACACCCGACTCATATGATCCGACAACCGAACCTCTGTTCAGTGCAAACTGAACATAACTTCCTGCGCCGTCCAAAGATTGTGTACCGGACCAAGTGTTGTTTCTGTCCTGCAGCCCGACCTTCGCCCATGAACTCCAAGTGGAACCATTGTTCCACCGCATGTACATGTTGCCGCTACTTCCCCGGATGTATACTTGCGTAATAACCGTAGCCGTGACGGCAACGACTGTGAGAGAACCTTGCGCCCCTTCGGGGGTATTAACGGTTCCTGCATTGACACTGTAAAACCCGGTTTCCGTTGCGGTATTTGCGTCAGAGAGAGCCGTTTGCACCGTCCTGAGACGAGCGGGCAACGCACCATTTAGTATCTCCGATGCGCCAGGGTAAGCCGGGTTTGTTATGTTCCACCAAGGACTAGGCCACGTTCCCGCAGAAGCTTCCGCCGAAAACCGAAGAAACTTCTTCGGGGAGGTTGCATCAGCTATATAGATTTCCTGAAACACCATCCCGAAACGGCGATAAACGTTCAGAACAGCTGTATATCCTGTAGCCGCCGCCCCGGATGGTCCGTTCGTCCAACTGCCTGTGATCGTATACGTGCCGGGGACGATGATCGTGTTGAAATCACCATCCGAAAGTCCGACCCCAGCGGCGGACGGGACAGGCGAAGCAACACCACCGTTTACCGGGCCGAGTTTCCCCAGAAGCGTCAACATCGAGTCTGCGGCAAGCAGGTCTCGGCCCTTAGCCTTGATGTCGGTCAGGGCCGCCCCAGCTGCCCCGGTGAAATACGCGAGCTTGTCAGCTGCCGGCGAAAGGCCCGCCAGCGCGGCCAACGCCGCATTGTCGAGCCGCTGTATGTAGGTCGAGAGCGCCTGGGCGTTGACGGTCTGCTGCTGCAGATAGGCAGTGTCGCGAACAATCCAGTAGCCCTGCCCGGCCGCCGTGGTGCCGCGCCAGGGCTTGGCAAGGGTGATCTGGGTGTTGCTGTCGACGGAGAGGATCGGCACCGGGTTGCCGTTGCTGCTGTCGAGACCGAAGAGCCCGCCGGCAATCAACGCCGTGGCCCAGGCGGTCCCGGAGCCGGTGACAACGGCGCTGCCGGCGGTCACGGAAACCGTGCCCGTTACATAGGGTATCGTCATGTCAGGAGTTCCTAAGCTGGAATGCCGAGAATGTAGTAGCGGATGCCGAGCACGTCGTCGGCGCCTTCGGTGCGCCACGTGCCCGGATCATCATCATCGTTGTAATAGTCGCCTGGTCGTCCGCGATTAGTGACAAACGTTGCGCTTGTTTGGGTAAGGCGACAATGGGAGCTGTCCCCGCACTCGAAATTGCTGCTTGTCGAGTAGATCAACTGGCGAACGGATGGCAATTTGATCGACGCCTGCCAACTGCCGAAATTCTGATCCGAACCGGGCCCGTGTTTGGTCATGTACTTGACCATGGGGAACATGCCCGTAGCGTCAAAATTGACAATCGTCTCGACTGGACTCCCTGCCGAAACAGGAAAATACCCCTCTTTGATGATTTGCACACACGGCCAACGACTGTCGATCACGATGTCTGCCCAGGACGGCGGGTTAGCGGAACCGGGGCGCAGGAATTGAACCACATCCACGCCGCCCTCAGTGAACTGCCTAAATACCTTATTGCTGCCATTCGTCGGACTGTCGCCGGCGTCGAGATACAGCATGAACCGAGCGCGCATAGCGGAGGCCGCGTTAAAGTAAATACGCGTGCCGCTAAACCAGTACTCCGCTCCCGCGCCGTCTTCCATGTCAGGAGTCCACGGATAATAGATTGTGGATCCCGTGTAGAAATGAACGTCAAGCGCGATATTTGTCGTCAACGTTATACCGGTATCGTAGAACGACTCTCCTGCGGGAATTGCGATGTCCGCAGCAGCGATGACCTTGACGGGCACACGTCGACTGTCGAATGAGATTTGCCATTCGGTCGCAGTTTCCGCGTTGTACCCCGGCTTAGCGATAATCATCTTATCTGAGCGAATGATGATATTCTTACTGCCGTTTGGCGCGAGCACGGGAGCTTCTAATGACGGGTCTTCATTGCCGGGGAGGTTCCACACGATCAACCGTTTATCGCTGGATTGAAAACGGTTGTAGGCGTCGTTTGTGTCTGAGTTGTTTATTCTCGTAACTGTTCCATACGGGAACGAACCCCAATTGCTGACAAGCCCCTCATAATCTTTGAACCAAGGGGCTTGACGCCAATTCCCCATGAACAAATAACCGCCTTGATCGTTATAATATTTCCCGCTGTACCGGCGCTGTATTTTCATCTGATTAAAGCGGCCGGTACTATTGCGGGTGGCCTTCACGTCAAAAAGCGGCATATTGTACTTCACATCTGGGAAAGCGCTGTTCTTAAACACCCATATCGCTTCATTGAATCCGCCCGCGTCACCGTAAGCAACAAGCTTTTGATAGTTGGAAGAGTTTGACCCGGCGGGAAAGTATTGGGTGCCGCTTCCGCCGGGAATAGTGTTCACACGCTCAATGTGGGCAATCGAAGCGTTCAGCACATACTTTGAGTTGTAGAGGAACTTCGAACGCTGACTGTCTGGCGTCGTGCGCGGATTGTCAGCGTCGCGCTTCATGATTTTGACGCAGCCGGCGCCGGTACTGTCGACGCCTATCATCGTGCGGACCATTAGCTAAAAACCTCGATCGTGCCGTTGTTGAGGTCGATTTTCATCTTCCCGTTCAGTGACTGAAGAAGTCCGGCATTGACCGTCCCGATGTTGGCAATCGCGAGCTTCAACTCGCCGTTTTCGAAGACGAGCGGATAGTGGCGGCTGTTGCCGGAAGTGACGAGGAACTGATCTGCCTGCACCGCCATGCGCGACTTCTGGACGCCACCCTCGGTGTAGAGCTCGACATAGAAGCCGGACACCTTGAAGCTCTGGCTCGTGCCCGCCCGTAAGAGCACCGAGAAGCGGGCATCAACCCCGGTTGGCGCCGCGACCGCTTCGAACTTCACCAGCCCTTGCGCAAAGCGGCCGTTGAAATCGGCACTCACGCCATTGATGCTGGTTGCGTTCGCGCTATCGCCATCGGCGCGGGCCGTTTCCTCCTGGATCAGCCGGGCGAGATTGTCACCCACCTCCGCATCGAGGCTGGTGATCTGGGTAGAGAGTGCGCTGTCGGCATTAGCGCGCGCGGTAGCCTCCGTCTGGATGGCCGCCGCGTTACTCCCAGTTTCTGCCGTCAGCTGCGTGATCTGGCTGCTGAGTGCGGAATCTGCCGTCGCCCTCACGGTCTCCTCAGTAATCAAACGCGCGTTCGTGCCACCGAGGCTCGCCTGGAGATACGTCAGCAGCTGCGCCGTCGCCTCGTTCTCGGAGACGCGCACCCGCCGCTCCTCGGTGATCTGCGCCAGCGCGTCACCTATGCTGGCAACGATCTGCTGTCGCTCGATCTGCCCGACGGCGCCTTCCAGCGAGAACGCATCCAGCAGCTCGACCAGTCGCGGCCGGAAGAACTCGTCCATCTCCTGCTGCAGTTCCTTGAAGCGGTTAAGCGCATCGTCCTGCAGCTGCTGCAGGCCAGTCAGCAGCGTCTGCAAGCCGGTCGGCTGCGCCGTCGTCTTCCAAGGCGTATAGGTGCGCAACCGGTCGGGCACGGTCGTGATCGTTGCCCGGGTATTGTAGACCTTGCCGGAAACGACGTTCTTCGTGGTGCGGAAAAGGCCGTCCTCGGGCGAGGTGCACTGATCCTCGAACAGCTCGGTAGTGCCCTCGATCTGATACGAGAAGCGCACCGCCGTGATCGTCGGATCGTCCGGCGGGGTCCAGGTGAAGACGAGCGCCGGCGTGTCGTAGCCCTGCGCGCCATTGATCATGCCGACAGCCACATTGAAGTTCTGCACGGTCGACAAGAGCGACGGGTTGATCGGCGGCGTTGGCGGGATGACGATCGGACCGGGCTCGATGTCGTCATCGTCATAGATCGCCGCGCTGGTCTCCGAAAGCACCAGCGTGATCCGCAGCCGCTCGTCAGCGCGCCATTCGCTGATCAGCCAGCTCTTGCCGCGCCAGGTGATCCACTCGCCTTCCTGCACCGCGAGGCCGAAGCGGCGGCTGACGGGAACCGTCGCCTTGCCACCCATGCGGTTCTGCCGATAGCGGATGTTGAGCAGGTATTGCGCAATATCCGGATCAGTCACCTGCAGGAAATCGATGCTCGTCTGCCGGTTACGGCCGTCGGCGGTGATGTCCGCATTCACATAGACCGGCTTCAGGCTCTCCGGGTTCCACATCGATTCTATCGAGGTGAACTGGCCAGAAAGATGATTGAAGCGCTCGAATGCCGACGGCCGGAACTGCACGTCCTTTGCACGGTCGATCGGAATGTCGGCCGCGGTCAGATCCTTGACCGGGATCTGCGGCGCGCCGGGAATGACGCCGGAAAGGCCGCGGCGGTTGAGGCCATAGCCTGCCATGGCATCGTCGAACTGCTTCAACACCTCGGTGTGATCGTCGTCGCCGCTGACGAAGAGCGAGCACTCATAGGTCTTCTTGCCGCTGCTGCGCAGCGTGTCGCAAACGTTCATTGCAACGAAATAGGTGGCGAGATCGATCTGCCCGAGGCTCTTGCCCTCGCCGATCAACGTGCGGCCGGAGACGAGCGCGCGCAGCCCCAGCTGATAGTTCAGGCGATGAACGGCCGGGTTCTTCGTGTGCACCCAGGTCGACGGCGTGTTGAGCCGTTGCGTCCCGGCGCCTCCGGCAACCGTCGAGTCCTTGCGCGGATCGTATTCGCGCAATCCTCGCAGCACGAAATCGATGTCCGGCTTGCCCTTGCCGGCGTCACGGAAGAATTCGAGGTGATAGTAGCGCTCGACGACGACATAGCACATGCCCGAGAGCTTGCTCGTGGCCTTCCACTTGTTGCCGAGGTTGGCCGTGACATCGACGAGCCGCTGGTCGACGCCCTGTCCCGGCCGACCGTCATAGAAGCGGATCGAGATCGAGCTGTTGCCGTCGCCGTCGATGAAGCCCTGCACGCCGTAACGCGCGACCTCGTTGCCGATCGCCGCCTGTGCCACGAGATTGTATTTCTCGCCATACATATAGACGTACGGCTCCAGCCCGTCGCACCAGCCGTTGGCGAGGATGAAGACTTCGGCATTGCGCTTGTTGCCTTTGTCCCACTTGGCATAAAAGGCGCGCTGTCCCTTGGTCTTGCCGACGCCGTAGAGGGTGCCGACCGGCACGTCGCCGCCGAACTGGATTTCGCTCTGGACGGCCGTGTGCTTCTGCTTGCCCTGTTTCTGCTGGGTGAGCTTGCCTACGGCAAACTTAGCGCCGAAGGCCAGCGCGCCGCCGATCAGGCTGGTGGCGAGCGCAGAGCCGCCGAACAGCGCGCCGGCGATTGCCGTGGCGATACCTGTAAAGATTGCCATGATGGATTATCCGAGATGAAAAGCTGCGACGACGTCAGCGAGACCGTGATCGCTCCGGCCGCGCTCGGTCTTGGTCACGAAACGGGCGCCAAGGCAGACGCCGACATGCTCGGCGCCATCGGCAAGGCGCAGGATGACGAGATCGCCAAGCCTCGCCTCCGCTCCGCCCTTCGGCTGCTGGCTGAGCTCGGCCGCGAAGAAGCTCACCAGCGACTTGTACCCGCGCCGGCGCAGCGCCCGCTGCGCACCGGCAAGCGTCCGATAGGCGCCGCGATACTTGTCAACGATCGCCGAACTCGTTAGCGCGTCGACGAAGGCGCAGCCGAGCATGAAGCAATCGGTCGAGCCATAGGCATAGGGTTTCGCAAGCTCACGCGTGAGCGTGGCTTCAACGATGCGGAAGCGGTTCATGGGCTGCCTCTGAAGTAGGGGTATCGACGGCAGGAGGCGGACCCGCTTTGTCCCTCAAGCGTTCCGTAGCCGTTCTATACTCTATGATTTAGATCGAAATCAGCGCGACACCTGTCCCCATTCCTCGGGGATGGTCGCGTTCGTCGCCACGTGCTCCAGGCCCGTGTCGGTCGGATTATTGTCGAACTGCTGCTCAGCCTGCGAGCGCTTGACGCCGGTAGAGCCCCGCGCCGATCGCCCGGGCGGCTGTAGGTCGATCATCATCGTCAAAGTCCGCTCGGAGCCTGAGACTGCGCCCTCGTTGTAGCGGACCTGGTCGATCTCGTAGATCGATGAGGCGAGGATACCGAGGACCGCGTCCGTTTCGGGATCTCCAGCTAGATGGGAAATGATCACCGGAGCATTTTGATAGTTATATTGCTCAATCTGAGCGACTGCGTCCTCGGGGTTGCTGACTGGGATGTTTGAGAAGACGATAGTCCGCGTCGTCACGGCGACGCCCACCGCGCTCACCAGTTCGCCCGGCTCGAGAAAGCGGTTCGGAAGATAGGTCAGACCGTTATAGGTGTAGGGCCTCCCACCACGATGGTAGCCGACGGTCTTGCCGGGTAAATCGAAGCGGATGAGGTCGAGCCGTGCAAGGCGGCCGGTCTCGAGCGCACTCTCGACTGCAGGATCCAGCACACTCATGAGAAAAACATCTCCGTAGCGGAAAAAGAGGCTTCGCGACCGGCCCACGATTTCGGTGCCACCAGACTGCCCGGATCAATACTCATGACACACGACGGCTTCTCGAGATGGACTGTCGCCGACGTAGTGAAATGCTGAGTATCCAAGCCGAACATGATCGAGAGAGTGACCACGCCGCTGGCGTTCGCCGTGGCGTTCTCGACGATCCGGTGAAGTGACCGGACGAGCGCCGACATCCTGAACTCGACATAATCTCCCGCTGTTAGCTTGAAGCCAGCAGGCAGACCAGCAACAACGACCGTTCGGCTATTGGTGATGGCCTGAAGAACCGCGCCGCCGTTGAATACCCCTCCCCCTGCTTTCGTGTCGGCGAGCGGCTTTCCGTTGTTGTGGGCGATCGGGCGCGGCCGAAACAGGTCGTATCCGAGGAAAGGTGCACCGCGCGAACTCGACTTCATGACAAAAGCATCGAACAACCCGTAGAAGGCCGGCGTCATCCAGTTCGTCGTGTATTGCGCTTTCCAAAATGGAGTGCCCGCGGCCTGCTCTTCGGAACGCCGGCCCTCCATCACGGAAACGTCTGTCGGGTTGATGGGATCAAACTGGCAGTCTCGCCAGGGCAGCATCGGCAACGGAATCGGATCAGCCATGTTGGTTGCAATCCAGGGTAATGGCCGCAATATGCAGCGGTAGGGAATTAGGGAGCAGAATCAGTGCCCACAATCGATTTCAGCGGGACAACCCAGCAGGTTCTTCAGCTCTTGGCCGATGAACACAGCAAGCTGGTCAAGCAAGTATCGGACCTGGAATTCAGGGCGAATGCCCATCGCTTTATGTTTATGTTTGTTGCAAGCGCTTTATCGAACATCGATGAATCTCAGTACGAGGCGCTGATGGCCATGACAGAGAACGCCCGTAAATCGAACATCAACTCAGCGGAGAAATTCGCGAGTGATCCAAAATTGACACCCGAGCAGCGGTCCGGTGCACGACGTGCCTTCGAGGTAATGGCGCAGGAAATGGAGGAATTCCTCACATCAATGAGGAAGGCTAAGAGCGGCGAAAGCATCTTCACCGTGATCCAAGGCGGGAAATCCATCGAAGATTAGCGGTCTTCGCCGTTTTGGTAGATGTTTGCCTTCGCCGCGTCATACTGTTTTATGGTCTCGACGGAGACGCCTCGGCTCTCCGACCGTATGACGGGCCTGAACATCGGCCCCTCCTCAGCAATCACCCGAAGGATGATCTCGCGCGGCCCATTCTGGTTTAGCTGACCGCCCGATGGCGCCACGTTGCCATTAGCCGGTCGTTGAAGGCGATGGTTCGGAATGACCTCCTCGCCACCCTTGAAACGGACGAGCTCCGGCCCCTTTTCACCAACCCATGCGACGCCAGGACGAGCGGAGCTCGTTCCGTTCGCATACCCACGCAGCCCAGCCCATGGGTCCACCTTTGAGCCACCGCCGAAGAGCCAACTGAGGAGTCCTCCTCCGCCAGCCCCTGCCCCGCTGACCTGAAACACGGCATCGAGGACGTCGTTCAGCAGCTTGTCGGCGATGCGGTCAAGCACCCCCAAAGCCGCGTCGCCGAAAGACTCCCATACCGATTTGCCGTTCTCAATTCCCGCGAAGAAGTCATCGAAGAAGCCTCCGGTTACTTCTTTAGCAAAATCGAGCGCGATACCCATCTGCCGGGTCTCTTCCTCAATCGAGGCCATGACCTGCGCAAGGGACGACAGCTCGCTCTTCTGGGCGTCAGTAAGCGAGATACCACGCTGCTGGGCTTCATTCAGGAGCTGCGTCTCGTAGCGAAGAGCGGCCGCCGCCTGCTCCGTGAGCCCGATAGCGTCACGCTCCGCCTCAAGCGCCGCGATCTGGCGCTCGGCGCCGGCGACGATGTCGGAGTATTTCTCCTGCTCGCTCTTGCCGCCGGTGCGCTTCTTTGACTTCTCTTCGACATCGGCGAGGCCTTTGGCAAGATCCTTGATCTTTCCCGCTGCCGTCGAGGCGTACTCACCAATGACACGGAGACCCTCGCCGACGAAGTCCGTGCCTTGGGCGTCCGCAAAAGCCACTTTGGCGGCTTTCGCCGCTGCACCCGCTGAACCTTTATAAGGATTGCTGATTCTGCCGAACTCAACCGGCCCAAGGATCATATTGTTGTAAGCTTCTGGACTGAGTGGATTGCCTATGGACGCGGTCCACAACGCGTATTTATTAGTCAAGTTGTTCAAGGCGTCGATAGCGGTCTGTACCATGCTCTCGATGCCATCAATCACGTTCTGAGCCGTCGAATACACGATGTCGCCGAGTGCGCCAGGCAGCAGCGACCACGTGGCTTTGATCGCTTCGTATGCGCCGACGAATGCACCAATGACAAAGTTCACGCCGTTCTTGGCATCTTGCACGGTATCTCGCCCGAATATCTGCGCGAGTTCGTCGCGGAAGATGTTGGCAGCCGCTATCGCCGCCGCGATACCGGCGACGAATGCGACGGCAGGGTTCGCCAGAATGAATGCTCCCGCGACAATACCAAGCTGGACTACCAATCGACCGAGCAGTGCGATCAACGAGACGATGCCGCCGACGATCGCGGGCGCATAGATCAACGCTAGTGCCGCCGCAGCTGCCACGGCGTAAGGTGCGATCGTTTCGAGAACATCCCCAAAGGCTATCAGCGCCGATTGAGCCAGCCTTGTCCAATCAACCATCTGCAGGCCAGCGGCTGCCAGTGCGATTATGCCGACCGTCAGGAGACTGACAGGCGAAAGCACCGACAAAAAGGCTGCACCCAATCCCTGGACCGGCCTCTCCATGGATGAAAGCACCGCGGCCAGCTGCGTGCCCTGCTGAAGCGCAATTTGCAGCGGGCCCATTCCCATCTGCGCGCTGACAGCAATGTCCTGGAACTGAGCGGCTATATTTCCAAGATTGCCGCGCGACGATGCTCGGTTCTGATTGGCAGCCCGGTTCATCATCTCGATCTGTTTCGACGCTGACGCCGCGGCGGCACCCTCTGTTGCATAAGCCTTGGCGGCGGCCGCCGCAGCTCCAGTCGCACCGCGATTGGCACCCGACAGCCCTTTGGCGGCCGCCTCGGCGCGTGCTGCGGCGCCGGTCAACTGATCGAGGGCTTGCGTACCCTTCTCAACGGAACCACTTTCAACCTGCAGTCCGAGCGTAGCGACATCTGCCATGGCTTTTCCTTTTGAAAAAACGTGCGCTATCGTCCTGCCGATTCAATCGGAGGATGATTCATGCGCTCGGTCGTGAGTTTGGTTTTGTGTTTCGTATTAACAGGCGGCCAAGCGTTCGCAGCGTGCAAAGCTGACCTCCTTTCGGTCGAGGAATGGTCTGCGCGACGGCTCGACGATCAGAACATGGAAGTGCAAGTCGTCGTCAAATCGGCCGCTCAGAAACCAATCCGCATGCTTGATGCTGATTTCGGCTTCAGGGACGCCCTTGGCGGGCACGTCGCCGCAGACGCATTCGACCGAGACATCGACATTCCAGCCGGGGGTTCCGTGAGAGCAGTTAAAAAATGGCCGACGACTTTTGAGCGGCTGCTAAAGCTCAAGCATGAAGAGGTAATGGCATATGCTTGCGTCCGCGGCGTCCTCTACGAAGACGGCACCAAGGAAGAGTTCAAGTGATAAAGGCCTCCGCTCTTCGGTTATGCAACTCGAAATAGTCCTCGACTTCCACTCTCGCCCATGTTTCATTTTTATGGGTGTTACATTTGAGAGGGGACCATGGGCAGTGGGTTATTTTGGTCGCTTGTCTTGGCGGCGGCCGCCGCAGCAGTTTACTTCTTCCAGAAGGCAAACACATCCAGCGCTCTGACGCAGCAATCACCAACTATCTCACCGTCGTCCGAGTGGGCGCTCTCGGAAAACGGCAATCCCACGCAGATCTACAAAGGGAAACGCATTACCGTCTTCGAAGCGGATAGTGGCTGGAAGTATTGTATCGCACATCCAGAAGATCGACGGGAGCCTTACTTCTCTGAAGCTTACGAGACACTCGACATTGCACAAAGCGAGGCCATAAGACACATGGAACGCCTCCCTTCGTTGCACCGTTCGTTGCCGGAGCAACGCCGCGAATTACGGCGCCAAAAGGAGGATGAAGAACGGTCTGCGTTCCTCTCAGGCGAACCTCACGTTATCGCCTCTCTGTCATCTGCTGCAGAATCTGCGATTAACCTATCTGAGCTCCGGAAAGTAGAACGCAAAACAGAAACACGTCGGCGCTACATCGACCGTGTCGCTGACTCTGTTGAGGTTTATGGTTCCGACGAGGAAATTGAACGCGCACAAGAATTGAAGCGAGAGGTTTCTGCTCTTGCCGACCGCATCCAGATCAGGGTTGCCGAACTCAAGGCCAAGCGGAAAACACCGGCCGCCTCGAAGATACAGGACACCTAATTCGCTTCTCTCGCCCGGATCGCCTCCGTCTCTGCCTCAATCTCTGTACAGAAACGCCCATCCATCGCCCTGACGAGCGACACCTCTTCGCGGCGGACGATATTGCCCGTCAACTGGCACCATGCGGCGATTTCGACGTTCGAGATCGGTACTGGCCCGGAGAACCCAGGCGGCTGCGCCTGCCGGAGCTCCCAAAACCAATCCCAGAGGAAGGCACCGTTATCCGGCACCTCCGCTTCCGGGCTTTCGACCTCAAAGCTGTCGTTGCGCTCGCGCCTGGTCTCACCGTCCTTGTCTCGGACGCTGTCGTAGCGCGCGACAATCGCTACGGCTTCGCAGAGCCTTTCGCCAAGCTCTTCGTAAAATTTGCGCGGTCCTCCGAGGCCGTGGCGACCTGGTCATAGATCCAGCCGGCCTCTTCGAGAGCCTCGCGAGCCTTTTCGAAGGTGCATTCGGGCTTTTCGCCTTTCCAGTTGTGATCGCCCCAGTCCCAGGACGCGACGGAGGCTGCCGCCTTGTCGAGATATTCGGCCTCGACCTTGCTGGCGGTCAGCTTCTTTTTCCGGCTGGCCAGGAACTTGTCGCTGTGCTGTCGAACGACGCGCTTTACCGCATCGCTTTCCGCCGATCGGACCATGAAGCGGATGCCGATGGGCTCATCGGAATCCGGGCCGGTGAGATTGAGCTCAAAGAGGTCTTCAGAATTGACGAGTTTGGAGATGTCCAAGGGTCACCTATCGATTACGGGATTACAGCGGGATTGACGCGGATCGGCAGCTGGTTGAGGCCGATCGTGAAGCGCTCGAGCTCGAAGTCGTCGGAACCGCCACCAGGATAAAGCGGGCCGGACACGACGCCGCGGCTGTAGAAAATCGTGTTAGTGAACCCCTCGCCGCCATCGTTGCGCTCGACCTTGATCGCCATGTTGTCGAGGTTGAGGGGGCTGCCGAAAGTGCGCAGGATGACCTGGCCGGCATCGTCATGCACTGAGGCGACCTCGATCTGCGGATCCCCGGCGTTTGCCGTGCCCTTCTGTTTCTGGGTCACCGGCTCATCGAGGGTGTTGTAACTGTTCATCGTCGACTCGGCGCCGAAATCGCCGATGTTTCCGACTTTGCCAACCTGCACCCAGGTGAGCGCCGCATATGCTGACTCTATAAGATCGGTGTTCTGGGCAGTGGCGCAAACATAGACCTTGCTGCCCTTCTTCGTTGCCTTGTTTGCCATGTCAGTTCTCCGGTTCGAAGGCGATGTACGGAATGGTGACGGGGATCTGCACCCGGTCACCGTCTTGGAGCGGGCCAGCCGCCCATGGCTCGCTGCTGATCGTGATCTTCACGCCAGAGGCGAATAGGGTTTGGTTCTTGAAATGGTCGATGACCTGATCGGCGACATCGAGGGCGCCAATGATGCCCTGCCCGACCGGCCAGACGACCGAGACCTGCAAGAGACCGCGCTTCTGCTGCGGGTCGTTGCCCATCGTGATCTGACGTGTCTGGTTTGGCAAAAAAGCCAAACGAAGGTATTTCGCCGGCATCTGCTGACCAGCGGGCGGGAACACGATGTTCGGCGCGGCGACTGGCAACACCTGTGGCATTGCAAGGAGCCGATCGGTGAGCGCCTTGAAGATGATTGCGTCGGTGCCTGCCGCCATGTATCGGTTACCTATGTCTGAACGGCCGCCTCTCACCGACGATGAAGCCTATGAACGCATTCATGCGGCTCTGCTTGCGCTAGGTCGTGAGAAAGGTGCAACGGTGCGCGCGGACACGAGCCTGAAGGCCGCGCGAAAGGCGCTGACTTTGCTGCAGCTTGGGCTAGTGGCGGCTATGGAAAAGGGAAGCGACGCAAACGCCGCGATCAAAGCCCCAGACGCGCCTTCAACTCAGCGGCCTTTCGATCAACGATAATCGGCCAGTTCTGTGCGGCGAGCCGGACAAAACCGTCTGCCGGCTGTCCGTTTGCACCATATTCTCGGTAGCCCGCATAGGAGGCGGTGTAGCCGAAATAGAGGGTGTCGCCGATGTCAGCCCCGGCGATGACCGCTTCGATCTGCCCGAAATCAGGCGTGTAAGTGCCTCCCTCGACCGGCTTGGCGGCGCTGATTGCTGGCATGGAAGCCGAGGACGCGAGCAGTGACGCGCGCAGAAAACCGGTGTCCACCCGCATCCGGCCGCCCTGACCGACCGGCCTCTGCAGCTCCTCTACGACCTCCTGCGTCGCCTCCTTGAAGATCGCTTCGACGGCACCCTCGACCTTGTCGGCCCACTGCGCCACGGCAGCGCTAAATGAGAGCGTTGCCATCAAACGACCTCAGCGCGGTACCGGCGCACGACCGCGCCGATGTGATCCACCTTGTATTCGAGCCGGCATCGGCAGCCGGAAATCTCCGATATGGGCGCGCGCGGGTCGCCCGGGAAGCGGAGAAGCGCGCCAGATGGGCTCTGAAATACCTCATCCATGCCGACGGCCTTGCCGTTGAGGACACGATGGGTGTGCCGCACACGGCTGTCGCCGGCGGAACGCCATACCTTCGTGACGTCTTGCGCCCGGACCTTGCCGGCCTCGATCTGCTGCCGCATCGCATCGTCGCGGGCGGAGCTGAGCGCAATCATGGTCTCGGTCCGCGCCAGCATTTCGCCGCGGAGAAGCAGGTTCTTATCGCGCAGCCGGCCGATGATCTTGGCCAGCGCCTTGCCGGTCACCGGCTTCCCTGCTCTGATGGCTGCCATAACGGTTCGGTCGAAACGCTTGTCGCGCGTCTTGAGCTCGAAATACCGGTTCATCAGGTCCGGGTCGCCGGAATCAAGATGCAGGCGCGCCCGCTCGATAAACTCGATCTGGTACAGGGTCAGACCGATCACGCCGCCCTCTCGGCGGCCGGTGACGCGGCTCTGCCGGCCGACGACGTCGAGGGCCGTCGATCTCGGGTTGGCGCCTCTGGCAAGCCCCTGCTCCAACGCCTGGCGGATGCCCTGTCGCTGGTCATCGGTGATGTGCGTGACCATCGTCGACGACAGGTCGCGCAGTATCGCCTCGGCAACAGGATTGCGGACGCCGAAGCGCCAGATCACGCGATTGCCTTGCGGGTCCATGACCTTCGGTAGCTCAGCGACTGCGTTGGTGCCACCAGCGTGGAAAGCGTCCTGCAGGGCAATTTCGAGCGCGGAGAACACCTCCGGCTCGATCTGCATGGCATCGACCGCGCCGTTGACGTCGCCGCGCTCCAGCCGCTCGACCACGACGCGGAGGACGATGCCCGACTTGATCTCCTCGATAGCCTGCCGGAATGCCGCGGCAAGCGCCGGTTCATACTTCGCGAGGAGTTCATCAAACGTCATAGGTTATCCAATCTTCTTGCCAGGGAACCGAAGTACCCTGCAGGCGTTGCCGCTCCTCATTGAAGGAGAACCGAAGCCATGGGCGAAGTCACAGCAATTCCGAGCCTCGACCTCAACCGTTATCTGGGGCGCTGGTATGAGATCGTCCGCCTGCCGCTCAAATATGAAGAAGATGCCGCGACGGACATCACGGCAGACTATTCCCTTGATAACGACGGAAAGATTCGCGTCGACAACCGCTGTTTCGATAACAACAACCAGCCCAAGCAAGCGCTTGGCCAAGCAGAGCCAGTCGATGCGACGAACGCGAAGCTGAAAGTCAACTTTCTTCCGGCTGCACTTCGCTGGATACCCTTCACTGACGGCGATTATTGGGTGCTCAAAATCGATCCTGAGTACCGGGTCGCACTGGTCGGCACGCCTGATCGCAAGTTTCTTTGGGTGATCGCGCGCGCGAGTGCCATTTCGGAAAGTACCCTGGAAGACTACCTAGCTGAGGCTCGGCGGCAGGGATTTGACCTGAAGAACCTTATCAGGCCGCGCCACACCGGGCGGGAGGTGAGCGATGCTATGCTCGAGAAACAATGATGCTCATAGGGCAACCCTCTCCTTGGGCCGTGTCGGCGGCGGTAGCGTGATATTCGAAGCGCTATCGCGAGGGATCGATCGCCTCCCCAAAGCCCGCCACAAGCTTTGGCTCGTATGCACTGAGCAACTGATCGAAATTCATGTAAGGATTCCGCTGCATGAACCGAAACGCCCTCTATCTCATCATCGCCGTGCTTGCCGTCATTACTGTCGGACTGGGCATCTACGTCTACCGTGAGGAGACGACGCAAGGCGTCGAGATCAAGATTGGCGAGGACGGAGTTTCGGTTCAGGAGAACTAAGCCGCAATCCTTCCTTGGACGATGAAGACGACCGGCGTGGCGCCGTCGTATTTGTTCGGGTCGCCGTTGACGATCGCGTAATTGGCGCCGTTGGCGGTGACGACGTCGCCGACGGTGGGCTCGATCGCCAGCCCGACGGCCGAGATGTAAATCTGCATGTCGCCGGTCTGGATGACCGTTCCGTCGATGTACCGGGCCTCGTAGGCCATCGGAACGAGCCTGGCCGGATAGGACGTCACCACAGGCTCGCCGCCGTAAACAGGATCCGGAGGCGTGATCCGCTTCACAGTAGCGGATTGGCCGTACTTGGCGATGAGGCGCTGCGCGGTCGCCTGCAGGCGCGCATAGATCGGGTTTGCCATCCTCCGCCCTTCCTTTTCGAGAGCTAAGCCTTATTTACGCCTCATTGCCGCAAGGCTCTTTGTTCAAGGATCTGGGGGACATGTCCGCCACAATCAGCATCCTCCTGACCATCCTCTTCGCCGGGGTTGTGCTTTATCTCGTGCAGAAGCTTCCAATTGACCCTACGATGAAGCAGAGGGCTCAATTCGTTATTTTGATCGCCGGAATGGTCTCGTTGCTCGGTTCACTGGGCGTATTCTGATCAAGTTCCGATGCCTGGAGCTACACCACCAAAGCACCCGGCCAGACCGGCACGAGAAACGGCCAGAGCAGCCCTTCGATCGTGGTCACGACAGGCGTTGCGAGCGCGACGAGGTCGTCGATATCCGTTGAAGTAGAGGTTGAATACTCGACCTCAAGCTGTCCGATTTTCTCGCGCTTCACCGTAGACGTGCCTGTTACGACCGGCGAAAGGCTGCCTGGGTTCGTCAACTCGAGGAATGCGGCCTCATACGAGGCGTTGATAACCGCGACCGGGATTTCGGTCGAAGGGATCGCCTCGCCGTAATAGGTCGTGGCGCCGGTGCGCGGCCATGCTCGCTCTTGGGCATACCCGCCGGTGCGCCGACCGCTGAACCGAGGCTCATACCGATCGATCACCAAAGAACCGCGCTGACGTGCGGCGGTCTTCTGGGCATCGGTCGCGCCATCGGGAAAGACATAGCCGGCCGCCTCAGCGTAGGACGTGAAGCCTGCATTATCGCCGTATCCAGCCATGTCGATCTCCGATGCAAGAGTAGGCCCGGCAGGTTACCGCCGGGCTGATTGTTAGGGCTGCGTCGCCAGCTCTTCGAGAGCAGCGACGATCTCGTCCTTGGTGGACGGGGTCTTTTCGCCGAGCAGCTTCTTGGCAGCCGACTTGAAGGACATGAACTGCACGTTCTGGTCCTTTGCCATTTCGAGCACTTCGAGTGCCGTTTTCGGCCCATCGCCGTCCTGGTTGCTTGCAGCCTTGGAGACGCCTTCGATCTTGAGGAAACGAAGGCGCTTGGCCTTTTCGAGATCGACGCCTTCAAGGTCGACGTCGCGGGTCTCACCCGGTGGGATGTAGACCGCCCGCCCCCTGGAGCGGACGCCCTGCAGCGCCTTGCTGTTGTTGGTGACCTTCATGACTGATCCTCTGGTTACGGAGCGGTGATTTCGTCGCCGTAGGCGGCAGCACCGGGCAGACGCCATTCGGTACCGCCGGTACGGGCGATGATGCCGGTTTCGAAGCCCATGATGGACTTCTGGCGCGGCTGGAGGACACGGCGCGGCATCGGCAGGTGGAAGCGGAGAACGTCCGAATCCCGGCGATACACGACCATGCGGCCGCCGCCGTCCTGGGATGCCGTGGCGAGTTCGCGCAGCGGCTGGATGTCGAGCTGCTGGCCGGTTTCCGCCGTGTAGACGTTGTTGCGGCGGATATATTCCAGCAGCGTCAGCATGCCGTCGCCCTCACCGAGGCGGCGGGTGGCGATGAGGCGGAACGCTTCCGGCGGCAGCCGCAGCGTGTCGACCCATTCGACCTCGGAAGTGTTCTCGCGGACGCTAGAGATCAGGTCGTTGATGTCCCGGAGGATCTGGTCGTTGGTCTTGTTCACCCAGAAGGTGGACGAGCCGCCGCCACCTGCACCATCCGCCGCAACGTCAACGCGGGAGACGTTCGGATCGTTGACAAAGCCGGTCCAGTTCTTCTCGGTGGAACCGGCCATGGCGATCGAGTTGAGCAGGCGCTCAACCTTGTCGGAAGCCGACATGGCCTTTGTGCCGTTCAGGTCGATGCCGTAAAGGGCGGCCTGATTGACCTCCTCAAGGTTCCACTCCCAGCCGGAGCCGATCATCGCGAAGTCATGGCTGGCCATGTCCTTCGTGGCCTGGTTGAAGGGCATGTCGGTACCGGCGCCGGAGAGGAACTTCGCCTCGCCTGCGGTGTCGACGGTGAAGAACGTCGTCCCGATCGCCCATGCGTTCCCTTCCGTCACGACGGGCACGTGAGCGCCGTAGTTGAAGGTCGGGTAGCGCCGCTGGTAGATGCGGGTCTCGATGTTGCGCCCCTGCGCGATGACGAAGGGGAACGCGGCCTGCGCATCAGCGAAGGCCTGACGGATGATCTGGTTCATAGTTCAGGGTTCCTTTCGCGAGGCGTTACGCCTGATGGCGCAGGCCAAGGCTGATCTGGACGATGGCGCCGTCGGTGCCCGCTTCTTCGAAGAAGGCATCGGGGATAGCCGGATTGGCGCCCGTGTTGTCCGTGTTGGTGTAGCGGCCAGTTGCGGTCACATAGTAGACCGGGTCGCCGGCAGCGACCGTTGCACCCGCAGTGACGTACATCGTGCCCATCGTCATGAAGGCGCCGGTGAAGTACTGCGGATAGGCGTCGGGATTGCTGGCGCTCGGCGGTACCGCGGGATTGAGCACCGCGAGCCCGAGGAAGTCGCCGGTGGAGAGGATGGCAACGCCATGATTACCGGCTCCCCGCTGAGCAGGAGCGCCGAACTTGATCCCGGCCGCCGTCTCCACAGTGCGGCTGACCTTGTTGCACTTCTCTTCGGAAGCGATCTGGCCGGCAAGCCCCTTCGCGGGAGCCGCGCCATAGGTGGTCTGGTAGGTAGCCATTGAAGCGCCTCCTTAGTTGGCCGCTGCAGAGGTCTTGCCGGCCTTCATGTCGGCGACCATCTGGGAATAGGCGTCGGTCACGACCTTGTCGGCGTCGCCGACCTGCGAAAGGCCCTGCTGCACGACGGTGCGGAAGGGATCGGCGCCGTTCTTGCTGGCATCCTCGACGAGCATGTCGAAGCGGGCGTCGATATAGGCGTCCGACTTGTCGGCGACGGCCGCATCGCCGAGCTTGGCGACGACGACGGCCTTGCGGATGGCGGCATCGGAAAGACCTTCGGTCTTCACGTCCTTGGTGATCGTATGCGCCTTGGTAATGAGATCGGCACGGGCCTGGACGCGCTTGTCGAGATCCGCGTCGGAAAGGATCTTGCCTTTCAGAGCATCAATCTCTGCATCCTTCTTCGCCAGCTCGGCATCCTTGGCGGCCAGAGCCGTCTGATGTGCCTTCTCGGCATCGGCGAACTTGGTGTTGGCGTCGGCAATGCGCTGCTGGAGCGTGCCGATCACCGTGGCACCCTGGTCGGTTACTTCAACCGGGATGCCATCGACGGTAACCGTCTTCAGGGTCATGATCTTGTCCTCTTTCGGTTTCTGATCACTGGTGAACGGGGCAGCGCCCCACGACCTCACACCGTCGCCGATGCGAGCTTCTGATCCGGCGCGCCCGCGCTGCACGATGGCGACGTGGTTGATCCGGATATCTTTCTGGATGGCGTCGTATTTCTCGCCCGTTGGCGTGGTGCCCGGCTCCCATGCGAGATCGCAGGTGTAGCCGGCGGAGAGCTCGCGCTTGCCGCCCTCGATCTCGCTGATGGTGGCACCATCCATGACGATAAGCGGGATGCGGACGAACTCACCATCTCGGGCGACCTCGTCGCCGATCTGGCCGACTGAAAGTGCTTTCCAATTGTCGGCGGTGACGGCTTCGTCCGGATGGTCGTTCGTCACGGGCTTGTGGGCGTAGCTGCCGAGGCTGGCTTTATCGAATACCTGTTCCTCTGGCCGATAGACCTTCACGACCTGCATGTCCGGCTTGCCGACCTCATAACCGGCATACAGCTGGATGCCAGTGCGGGCGGTGCGCACGTCAGCAACAAGGTAGCCGTCGGCGGTCCGTCGCGTGCCTGCGATCGGTGCTAAGTCAGTGAATTTCATGGTTGCCTCAAAAGAGAAGCCGCCCTAGTGAGGACGGCAATGGCAATTCGAACGAAGCAGCGAGATCAGACCATGGTCCGTTACCAAAACTTCAGCCACGGGCTAGGTTCTGGACGTTCATAACAGTCGTGGAGTTTCGTCGTGACGAAGGTTTTGGTTGCCGCGATGGCATTGGTAATGGTTGGCTTCTGGGGTTCCGTCGGCATCCTGGTTTACTCGCTACTTGCGTCTTAGTGAGTAGCGGGACCGGTTTCCGTCCGTTATAGTCCTCTCGGCAATGGGGTTGTCTACGGAGGATTTCATGAGCGACACCGCGTTTGGTTTCCTGTTGGCGGCTGAGTTGTCGGCCTTGTTCTGGGCCGGTCTTTTCATGGTGATTTTCTCTACCACTTAATCAGCCGCTCGGATTCATTGCTGCAGATGCCTGTGTGGCTGCCGCGGTGCGCTCCTCCTCATCCGGCTCCTGTTCAGAAAGCTTGCCGTACTCCTCGATCGCTGCGTCGAGACCGGGCAGCGAACCGTCTTCGATGAAGGTGTTGACGAGAGCGTCGGACACCGCTTCACGCGGGATTATTTCCTGTCCTGTGCCCGTGCCGACCAACTGCCGGGCAGCATCGGCCTTCGTCTTGAAGACGTCGGCCTTTTCCTTCTCCGACATGCCCCAGAGCGGCGCCCACTCGTAATAGATGTCCGGGTCGCGCGAGCCGAGCGCGCTTCGGATCAGGCACTCGTCGAGGCGCGCCATAGCCGGCGTCATTTCCACGGTCTGCATTGCCTGCAGGCGGTCGTAGTAGTTGCGCAGGTCGCTTTCGCCGGTCGCGTTCATGCCGGCGGGTGACTGGCCGAGCAACCGCGTTGCCGGAATGTCCGCGGCGCCCGACACGATCTGCAGGAAGGACATGAGGACGTCGGGCAGCGTGGCGAAGCTGGCCGTCTTCTGCTCGTATTCCTCCTCTTTATCCAAGAGGAGGTCGCCGTTGATGCCCTTCGCCGTGGCGGCGAGCGTGTAGCGCTCGAGGATCTTGGCGCGGTACTCTGCGTTGCCGAGGTTCTGCATGAAGTCCGGAATGCGGATCACGTTGACCTTGGCCTCGAAAACGAGACTGGCGATGTTCGCCGCGGTACCGTCGGCCTGCTTGATGGCGTCAACGACGGAAAGAAGCACGCTGTCGCCCCAACCGGCATAGGTCGTGGTGACGATGTCCTCGTCCGGCTTCTGGCTCCCATTGAAGATGACGAGGCGCGACGGGTGAATTTCGACCTGAGCGCCATCGGCCGAGTTCAACTGATAGGCCTTCGGCTTGCCATACCATTCCGACGCCGGGTCACGATCGATCTCGCCGGCCGTGAGGTGCCGACGGGTCATGACCGTGAGGTATTTCAGGCCGCCCTTCCCGATCCGCTCGACATCAAGCGGCGCCGTCAGATCCTGGTCGCCGGTACCGATGACCATGGCAGCGCCGCCCCAGAGCCGCGCCTTGATGCGGGTCTCCAGCAGCTTCCCCATGACGTTCAGGCGCTTCTCTTCGGCTTCGATCGCCTCGATCTGCGGCTTCTTCGCCTGCCAGTCTCGCCATGCGCGAATGCTGTCGAAGGCCGGGATGTCGACGACCTTCTTGGGGAGCCATGCGCCCCGATAGGCGTTGAGCAGCTCCTCGTCGGTGAGCATCGGCATCGAATAGACGTTGGCCGCGGCCTTGTCCCGGCTGGTACCCAGGCTGGCGACCATGTTTGTCAGGCTGTCGCGGACGAGCGCGAAGATATTGGCCATGTCCGCTCCTAAACGTTCGCCAGCGTGTACGTGCTTGCGCTCAGCAGCGCGTTGAAGGATCGGCTGGTGCTGTCGGCGTCGTCATCGTGGGCCGCCTCAGGGAAGCCTTCCAGCGACGAAAACCATGTTTCATTCCAAGGGGCCCGTAGCACCAACACGTTGCCCGCTTCCGCCTGCGCAGAGAACGGACTGAACCGAGTGATCTTGTCGCCGGATTCGGGTGTCGCTCGAACCGTAAAGCCAGCCAGCAACTTCGTCAGGCTCGTGACCTGCGATTTACCCGCCTGCCCCGGGTCCTGCGGAAGCGATATCTGCACGTCCTTGCCGTCGGATTCGGCAGTGTTCTTGATCAGCCGCTCTACCCCGGAGGGCGAGAGGCGATCTCGGCAGTGATGTGCGACGATGTACCGGCCGTCCGGCAGCTTTCCGATCTTGGTACCGGCGGTCCAGTCCGGATCGTTGCTCTCCGTCTTCGGTGTTGCACCCAAGTCCCAGCCGCGCATCCAGCGCGCACCGGCCGGGATTGAATCGACCACCTCACACCAGCCGCGACGGAACAACAGCCCAGCGGCCGGCCGGATCTTCCAATTGCCGCCAAGGAGGCGCTCCCGTTCTACCGTGGGCAACGCCATGAGGCTTGCCAGATAGCTCGGATCCGCTGCCATCAGCGCCCGGTTGTCACTGAGCTTCGCCGGAACGAACGTCACCGACTTCGGCGGGATCGGCGAATCAATGCCGTCTTCGTTCGGCGCAGTGTGATGCGCCAGGTCCTGCGGGCTGTCGGCCCAGATGATCGCATCACCGATGCGGACGAACCAGCGAAGGACGCCGGCCCGTTCGGGGATCGGCAGTCCGGTATCCTGGTCAACCCACCAGCTGATGAACTCTGCTACCCAGCTATCTGCATCAGGATTGCAGGTCGCCCGGATGTAAGGCCGCACGCCGCTCATGGAGCGGTTACGCGAAACCATGTACCAGAACTGCTTGGCGCTGAAATGCGTCAGCTCGTCGAAGCAGATGAGCGGTATCTGCGAGCCCTGCCAGTTCAGGACGGTCTTGTCATGCTCGAGGTGAGCAAACGATACCGAAGCCCCCGATGGGAAGCTCCATTGCAGCACATGCTCCTTGGGCGATGCGCCGATGGCCGGATAGAGCTTCTCGCTCTCATCCCAGAGACCGCCCTCGTTTCTAACTTGCACCGTGGACCGGCGAAAGAAGACGGCGCCGAACTGCGGGTTGGCGATATGGCGCAGCGGCTCCATAAGCAGCGCCCACGTCTTGCCGCCGCCTGCGGAACCTCCATAGATGGCAATGTCCGCCGCCGAGGCGAGGAATGCTGTCTGCGGGCCCGGCTGCGGCCGGATGATCGTCTGGGCGCCCTGCCCTTGCTCAGCTCCTGCCATTGTCGGGTAACTGGAAGATCGTGACCGGCGATACGGGTACCGGCAGGTCCTTCCCATCCTTTCCCGTTAACTCGCGCCGATTGGTGTAGGCGTTGCCCACTTCCTCGGCGGCCTGCTTCATCAACGATGCCGCCAGCACCATGTTGCCCTGCGTCTCTGCCTTCTCCGCCATGCGCTGGAGAGCGCGCAGCCTGACCGCTCGGTGGCTGATGGCGATGGTCGCCGTATCCTCGAGGAAGGTCTTGCGGGTCTCCTCAAAGAGCAGACGGAACCGCTGTGAGAGCTTCCGACCTGCCCGCTTTGTCGGGTCGTATGCTTCCACTGCCTGAGGGCTGATGACGACGTCGAACTCCGCCTTGACTGCTTTTGCGACGACGGCCGGGCTGTCGAAGCAAGCAAGCGCCTGCACGACGTAGGTTTTCACCTCGTCTGAATATTTCGGATTGGCCATCTCTGTATAAAGGCTCCATCAAGGTATGCTCTCGGCCAATCAGGTTCAGGATGAAGGAGGCGCCGGTGCAGAACCCCGAACCAGAGCGGCGAGCCAAGAAGCTTTGGGAGCAAGAGAACCCAGGGCGGCCATGGCAGCCTGTCGCACATCGGCTCGAACCGGGCCAAGAGCTCTCCACGGGGGCAACCGAGGAGGACCGAGAGCGCTACCGGCAACGCATTCGCGCCGGCGAGTGATCAGACTTACGCAACCCTGAGCTGGCAGGTGCCGCAAGCATGGGCTATCTGAGCCGGAGCAATCTCCGGCGGCCGGTTGGCTGCATCGACGATCGCGCGGATACCAGCCGCGTCTGCCCCATAGCGACGAACGACGCCGACGAACTCTTCCACGTCATGTCCGCGGATGGTGAATACCGGGCGGCCGGTCGACCTGCTGAACTTCGGTGCGCCGAAGGCATCGGTCTCTTGCGCAGCGTGGTAGAGCTCGTGCTCAATTAGCGCCATGAATTCGGCATCCCCACACGCCCGGCAGTATTCTGCGTCAAGCGTGATGATAAAATCCGGGACGAATCCGAACCACTGCTTGACCTGCATCTCTGCTCGGGCGCGCGCCCACTTGCCCATCGCGCCCTGAGGCTTTCCCTCTTCGCACTGACCGATGATGCGGCGGCCCTTGCGGCTGTTCTCTACCACCGTCCAGAGGAAGCCGATTTCGGCGTGTGCCAGGTGAGCATGCTCCGGATTGTGGAGCGGCGATGACAGATCGAGGAAGGTCGCCTCTATCCATTCCGGCATGTCGTCGGCCGGCGCGAAGGTCGGTGAACCGATGTCTGTGAATAGCGAGGACGACGGGAGTGGCCTCACTTCATACCTCCAATCCCGTGTGCTATTTCTGCTGTCAACTTCGCGCCCCGGATGGCCTTCAGGCCGCACACCTGAACACCCCGCATGGACAAGCGCGAAGCCCGTACTGAACCGGTCTAGGAGTGATATGGGCGTGCCCACCACCAACTGAAGCCGGAACAGAGTGCGACGGGGCCCATCAGAAGCGGTTGCAAACGTGGAAGATGGACCGATGCTCCTGTGAACGACGGTGAATTCGTTCGGCAGGCATGTCACACGAAACCTTTTGGTTCCGTGCGCACGGGATCGAGGGCTATTCCTATGTGGAAGAAAACCACGATCCGCGTCACCATCACGATCAACGCAGCGCCCTGCTTATTCGGCATCGCCGCGATCTTGAACGTGCTGCTCTGACAATGGGCGTCGACCTAGCGGTCGGCGCCCTTTTTGTTTAGCCAAGCCTGGCCGGGATCATCGCTGGAAGAAAAGCACCCAGTGATAGCCCTCGCGCGGGACCGCCCGCTCGAGGGTATATCCCTCGGCCGCCTTCTCGTTGATGAAGGCTTCCATGCTCTTTAGGCCTTCTGGGCCGGTATCGAAAGGCTCGACGAGGTATTTTGCCACGGTGACCTCTTTGGTTTGGGAGTAGCCCGTTCGGTGCGCTTCTTCGAGCGGTAACGGGACTAGTTACATGGGGAGGCTGGCTGAGCGCTAACCTCTAGTCGCCTATTTAGGATGCGCCACTCGCGCTCGCCACCCCGGCTGAGGCTTTTGCCCACCATGTTAAGTTATTTTGTGTGAGGAAGAGCCGGAGTTGCCTTCCTCGTACTCATGGGCCGGGAATCGAACCCGGTCTTTCGTGGTTATGAGCCACGCGGCTTACCAGATGCCCTGTCTGCGACGTCGAGATTAATGGTATAAAAGCGATGATTATGCTCACGCCTCGGTGCCCGAGCATGCCGGGAGAAGCGTGATCAGGCTTTAAGGGAGCGCATCGGTGGAAAACTCCAGCGCGGACGCCGCTAGCCGTGTAAGAGCAATAATCATCGAGCAGTTGGGCATCGACCCTGCCCGGGTTGTGGACGACGCGTCCATCGTAGATGACCTCGGCGCCGACTATCTCGAAGTCGCTCAAATCGTCATGATGATTCAGGACGAGTTCAATATCGAACTTTCAGACGACGTGGCCAAGACCGTTATCACGGTCGGAGATGCAATTTACGTGGTTACGTCGAAAACCAAGAGCTAACCGCAGCAGAGGTAAAATGGGCCAGTAGATTTTGGCCGCATTTCTCCTATGCGCCAAGTGTGAACTCTCGGCAGCGGTCCGGCGAGTATTCCCTCTGTGAGGTCCGCAACTGAACAACCGCAAATCACTGCAGGAAATCTATACAGCTTCGCGGATATTTTCAACCTCTGCATCACCGGTGAGCGCGTTTAATTCACTGATAATTTTCTGTACCCGCTCTTTGATCTGCGGGCTTAGAGAATCTATAGCCCTCTCCGCTTGATCGACCATAGAGACGCGAGCTTTCCGGCCCTTCGGCAGGATCTTCCGGAGTTGGCCGCGCAGGTGCTGGATCTGCTCGTGGCGCTCGTTCTCCTTCCGGCAGTGCTGTTCGTAGAGGAAGGCTTGCCGGCGCTCGTGCTCGGCGAAGTACAGATCCTCGATCATGCCGTCCGGAAACTCGAGCGGTCCATAGCCGATGCTTCCTCGCAGCAAGCAGATGACGCCGTCGACCCTGCGCAGATCCTCGAAGTTCAGCCTGGGCAGGTTGACGAAGGCATAGCCGACCAGGAACGGAAAACGCTTCTCGATGATCTCGTTCGTCCGGTGGTGCTTCAACTCCTTGTAGAACGAGGGCATGAAGATATCGAAGCCGTCCTTGCGGCAGTTCCGCTCGATGATCGACTCCATGCGACGACTTTCAGGCAGGCGCTCGTCCGCGGCCGCCATGCGCTGACAACCGGGAGCCGTCCTGATTGCGTACCAACGTGATCTGCTCATGCTTTTCCCTCGTTCTTCTTCGGCAGTGACCGAGCCTGGTGGTTTCGGCAGTAGCGGCCCGTTGTTTCCGCCGCACAGAACAGGTACGGGCCGCCGGTGTTGAGAGGCCAGCAGCATTCGCCGGCCGAGAGATGGTGGAGGAGCTTTGCGGATTGGAGCCGCTCAGCGTCGTAAGCGGTCGGCGGGATCTCTGGTTCCGACTTCAGTTCCGGAGCCTGGTTGCGACGCCGCGCCGTATTTGCTGGACCGGATGCGCGGGTCTTTTTCCCAACATCACCGCGCCACGGGAACAGACCGCGGTTGCGGAAGGCCAGTCCAACAATGACGTTTCGGCTGACGCCAAAGCGCTTGGCGATCTGGGAGGCGGGCAGGTCATCCCTCCAGAGCTTCGAGGCGGCCTCGATGTCGACTGTGCGGTGCTGGATGGTCATGCCGCGCACTCCTCGTCGGTCGGCTCGACGGCATCGAGGTCCATCTCGATCTTCCGTCGGTAGGCCATCTGCTCGGCGCTGACCGAGCGCGCGTCTGGCAATGCCAGTATCCGCGCCAGCTCTTCGGCACGCTCGGGTGACATGGGCTCTTGGACCACAATGCCGCCGGCGGCTGCTTTTGACGCAGCATGCTCTTGCTTGAATTGGTTCAGCCTGGCGCGGACGCGGGCCATGACCTCCGGAGACCGGTCGATCTCTGGCGCCTGGTGGGTGAGCGCGGCGGCGATCTCCCGCTTCCTCGCTAGGTCTTCACGGGCAAGTCTGGATTCCGCCTTCGCCAGAGCGGCAAGGATCGGCGGCTTCGGGATCATGCCGAGAAGAATATCGGGGTTGCCGGCATAGTCGCCTTTGATCAGCTTCTGCGTGGCGATCGCTAAGCCGCAGTTCGGAACGCCTTCCAGGGCGTAGCCGTAGACCGCGTCGAGCTTGTTCGGGTCAATACCGGCGGGAATGCTCATCCCGGCTGCCTGCATGACTTCGAGGCTGCGCAGAACTGCTTCCTCGCGGACCGGTGATAGCCGCTCAGTGAGCGCGGAAATCTCCCGGTTCAAGGTCGAAAGCTGGGCCGGTGCTGGCAAATTCGTCATGTCCGTTTCCGTTCAGTTTCCGTTGGATGGCTTCTCGGCATTCCCGCTGATGGCGGGCATGTTCGCTTTCACGGGGCGGTGCTTGCGATTGCTGCAGCGGCCGGTCGTCGTATTTGCCTTCGAGGATCGAGACGAAGCTCTTCGGTTGGCAGAGGAAATCGAGGTCGGCGCGCCAGCCTCGGTCGTTTTCGCCGCGGCAGAAGCGGCTGCGGCCGATCCGCTCGATGGCATCGAGGACCGCCGGAAGGCCGTGTTCCTCGATCCGCAGCAGCAACGAGCGACGGCGGGATGCCGTGACGGCCCTCGGCACGGAAAGGCCGGACTGGCGCGCCATTTCCGAAAACGCCGTGACGACCTGGTCGACCGCCGTGGGGGAAGAGCCCCCTTTAGGGGGCGAAGGGGGTATGGATG